CGCATCGCAGCATCTACCGAATCAATTCCGCTTGACACTACAATTGATCCCCATGTTTGGCCCGCATAATCTAAATCGCGGGTATCAGCCTGTATTTCAGCTATCGTGCGCAGAGGTGTTACTGATGCAGTATAATGCGTGACTGCTGAATCAAAGTTTGGGGCACCAAGGTTGTCTGATCCAGCATCATTGCCTGCTACTGGTGAATTTAAGAATATTCCTGTCGCAATCCATGAAGCTTCTCCTTCCGCGGTGAGGAGGGTTGGATCATTATTAACAGCATGGATATAGAGTTGCCCGTCCATCCATTTCACACCATCCACCCAGCGATAAGTGTTTCCAACAAAATCGTGCACTCCCCACATACTCCGGTCATGCGTCCATATTGGCCCCGCAGAGCCGCCACGAGTCACCCCGCTTCCTGTTGGATCTCCGTTCTTTTTTGAGTCTCCGCGAATACCGCCCCAAACGCCCTCGACGGTTTTGTGTGATCGGCCATAATAAGTGTTTCCAACAGGAGTTATCCCTTTGCGGAATGCATCCAGAGCGAGTGCTTCGTAGTCCCAGTAGGTCATCGGAGAAGCACCGCCTCCAAAAGCGGTCGCATAGGATCGAATCTGATCTATCGTCGCGTAACTTGGCAGTTGGCCTGCGATAGAACGCGGCTTACCAGAGACGACATCGCACAAAAAGCGCGAGTACCAAAGACCTGCTTTTTTGGTTCCTGCTACAGAGAACGCGGGATAGAGATCATCATAGGAGTTTTGAATAAGCGTAAGTGTTGCGGTGCCATCAGCGACGCTTTGGCCTACTGTGCTTGGATAGGCAGGAGCAGAAGCGCCAGTGGTGCCACCAGTAGTGACTTCATAAAGCTGCCCATTGGCCATGAGAAGTTGCCCGATAGAATATAGGGTGTTGTTTGCCCTTGATCTACAGAAATCGGGCGAGACTTCAGCGCAGTTGAATGCTTCAACCCAGACAACCTCGATTGGAATCTTCCCTGTCTCACTGTATCGGATAGAAGCTCTACCCCCTGATACTCGCTCAAGCTCCGCCCGTGCCTGATCAGGGAAGAAAATAGTCGGTGCTGTCCATGCGCTTGATGCTGTTGTGGCTGCGGCTGCTATTGCCGCTGTCTTTTCATCGGCCGTGACAGCCTTTCTTGTCTGGCCGTCCGCGATATTATCAAGGCTCGCAGGGCCTATCGCAGGCGCAAGTGAATACCCACCAGCAGTTAGAATAGCTGCAACCTCCGCCCCAGTAGCTTTCGGGACTTTTGTTGCATCCTCAACTCCTGTTGAGGCAAGCTGCACTTTTCCCTTTTTTGTAGTGCTTGCATCGCTAATCCATGAATCGAGATTGCCCGAAGGAATGAGTGCCGTTAGTTGCGCCGCGGCATTTGCAGCCTGTGTTATTGCCCTCCCCGCATCTGTCTCCAAATCCAGAACATCCGATACATTTTTAATACCATCCTCGATATTCTCCATCTTTGCCCGCGTAGCCGCAGGCGAAAGTGCAGTCCAAACTCCCTTAACATACGATAAAAGCGTCATAAGTTCTCCTTCCCGATGAGGGCTAATCTCACCGTATTTTTCTCATTCGATATGTCCGGGTCAACCCCAAGGACAATCGCCTTCCATATTCCCGCCCATTCGCGCGAGCCCTCGAAAGTTTCTGAGTCCGCATCGTAGCCGTCCGGCACAAGCTCAACAATAATTATATCATAAATCCGTAGGCTTAAAAAACTAGCCCCAAGCACTGAAAGTGAAACAACTTTTCTTGCCTTTGAATACTTTTCCGCCTTCAAGCTCGCAGCCTCGACAACGGAATCCTTATTTTGTAATAAACTTTCAAATTCTAATTGCGGTTCTTGCCGATATTCAAGCTGTACCGCTGTTTTTTTGCTATCATCAAGATATTCTAAATCTTTATTCTCAGTATAATCATGAGCATAAAATATTTTGACTGTTGCAGCTAAAAGATCAGAATCCGTCTCGATCTCCACATTCTCAATATCTGCAATATCCTCCCGATGGATTCTGAATGATACCGCCCTAGTCCAATCATCAATCCTTGCCGTCCGCGCTCCTGAAGGCTTAAACTCATATCTAAATCCAATGTTCGACCCTCCTTGGAGCTTTCTAATTACCTCAAAAAGCTCAACTTGAGAATCAATATAAAGTCCGACATCCGAAAGTTCCGCTTTAGCAGCCGTCCATTCAGTGCTATCGTAATCGTCAGTATTATCTTGCGCTCCAAGATAACGGTTATTAAGATAGGCGATAATATCTAAAGGATTCTTCTGATTTATATTCGCTGGATTAAGAACCCTGCATTCATAAGGTGTTCCAGCATCACTTCTGCCATTCGCAATCGTAAACGATCCGGTAGAAAGATTTGTCGAAGCAGGCGAAACAGTAGTCCAGTCCTCATTTATCTTGACCTGCACCGTACCAAGCGAAGTCAAGACTTGTGCAACTCGATACTGAAGAGCCGAGACTTCATCCTCACCGTTGACCAGGATCGGCTTCACCGCTCGAACCGTGCCAAAGAGCAAAGGGATGGGCTTATCTATATTCCCCTCCTCGATATCCGGATACTCGGCCTCGGTAAACTTCTCCGTCGGCACTTTAATATTCTGAGCTTTCCTGCGATCCTGTAGGTTGAGCGTCGTCTTGGAGAGCGACGCCCGATAGTCCTCGACATAGAGCGCAGCTAAATAAGTCAACTCGGAGCGAGTATACTCATCAATATCTTTTTGAGCTGGAAGTCTAGCCAAGAAACAATCAAGCCCGAACGGTGGACTGTCAAGCATCCAATCCAAATCTCCGGTATGAGAGCTAAATGTAACTGCGCCCGAAATAAATGCTAATGAATCATACGCTTCGAGGTCTTGATCCTGTGCGAGCGATGGAATCGAATCGAGAATCGGAGCATAGAATATATCATCTATATAGACTGCTCGCTCTTTGCAATATCCTTGAGTTTTGCCATACTGCCACACTGAGCCAAAAAGAAACTGATCATGCTCGACATGCATATAAAGCCGCATCGTAGGAGAGCCAATCTCCATTAACTCTAAACCATTATCGATAACAAATTCTCCTTCATCGTAAAGCCGCATAATTAAAGAAACAGAATCGGTTAATGCTATTCCCTCATCTATAACAAGCTCTCCCTCATCGTGAATATAATCCTGTTCTAACCCCCAGTAAAAACTTCGCTCAGTTGCTAAAAGAGATGTCAAAGATGAAACAGGCGAATAACGATTGATACCATCTCGAAAAAACGAGCTTATATGCATCGCCTCGAATATCTCCTCATGTGGAGCTCCGAAAGGGTCTGTCCAAAAATCTGCCATTGCCCATACGCCAGGAGCGCATGAGTAGATAAATGGCCTATCGCATCGGAAGGCATCGGCGAGCGTTGGAACAGACAACTCGAAAACAATCATTTCGTCTCAAGCCTCATAAAGATTTGGTTATATCCCCCCTCATATTTTGGCTTTATTTCATTACCGATAATCGTTGCATATGGCTGGAGTGGGTGGTAGCAGACATGGCGGTATCCGAGTGTCGCGCCTTTAGATTGCAGCCCTGCACCTATTTCGTAGGTAACTTGGAATGGAGAATAGTTGACTAGGCTTTTAGGAGTAAAGTAGGTTGAAATTGCTCCGCCGATATAAAGCGGACAGATAGAGCCTTTTGCTTCGAGATCAACATATAAAGTTCCAACATCAACCCAGTTTATATTTAGTTTAGAATAATTCCATGTTCCCCCCGAAATAAACCCAGTTTCAACTGCAAAAGTTAATAGTAATATTCTAAAAAACATTAGTCTTCCTCCGTTATTATATTATCGAACGAAGATGCTCCAAAAACACTTAACCCATAAATTTTTGCTTGTGAGCCCTCACACGATAATTGATAATGCCCTGGAAGCAATACACAATATGATTGGCCTGCATCTGATCTTGATAGATATGGAGTATTCTTTGCTTGAGATTTGAAATATCTTGGAGTTATTAAGCCTCCTGCGCTTCCTGTTGTTAATTCTATAAGGCAAGGGCGTACAACATTAAAATACTTCGTTGTTGCAGTTACTTCTAGCAATACTTGGGTTGGATCGGCCGAAACAGCATAATATGCATTATTTTGTAAAATAGTCGTCCAATTTTCCCCTGGATTAGTAAGTGCTTTATGCCATCCAGAACCGAGATTCTTTCCCCCGATTGCTCTCAACTTTGCAACCGCTATCGAGCTCGTAGCGATTGCTTTCAGCTCGTCAAAAACATATAGATTCCCGCTCGCGTCATAATATCCGTTATATGTTGAGTTCCAAGAAACGCCCGTTAGGTTAGCCACAAAAGATGGCGCTAATGTTAGGCCATCCACCGAAGGCGTCAATTTAACGAATTGAGAAGCATCGCCGGAGATAGCGGTATCGTCTGTAGCAAGATAAGTAGCCCCGCCTACAAGAAAAACCGAACCTTTGACCACATTTGAACCCACAACACGCTCCACTCCTTGCACTGCTAAAAGAAGCGCGTTCTGAATCTCAATCAGATGTTGCCAATCATCTATAGATATAGGCACTTCCGATGGAGCAATAATTTTCTCGATCATTATCTAGCCTCCTGAAAAGTTAGATCAAAATTATACTGGCGTCTATCTTCATCAAAGCTCGTGTTTTCTAACCCCTCAGGGATCGTAGCGTAAATCGCAGGAAAAGTCGCTAGAACGCCAGAGAAAGGCAAAACCCAAAGCGGTGTAAATTTGCCAAGGTTCTTAACTTGCGAGAGGATATAAAGCACTATATCTTGATCATGAGTTACAAAAGAAAAGCGTAAAGAACGCAAAGGCTCGACATACTGGCCTGATACCTGGCCATCAATCGTTGTTACTCCAAAAGAATTATCTTTTAGCCCATTTCCCCAATCATATCTAGGATTGGGCATTGCATAACCTAAGCCAATACCAAGACTCCCTAGATAGAGAGTCATCGGATTATCACTCGTTCCATTATGCATCAAGAGCTTTACCTTTCGTACTCCCGAGATTGCTGGAAAAGATTTTCCAAGCGCTGGATATGTAAAAACTTGCGAACTAATAAGCGTATTAGCCGAATTATATAGCTTTAATGTTAGCGTCTTCGCATTAGTAAAACCTACAGCCACAAAATCTATAACCTGGTCAGTTGTCCAAGTAAGCGTAAGCGCATCGGCATCGGAAATTGAACCCCCCGATATTGCCACGGTTTGCTGAAATTTCTTTTTTAAGAAAGGATGCTTTAGATTCGCAAGTGGATAATTGACCGATGTCCCACCAGCAGACAACGTTGCGGTATCCAAAAGGTTTGTAAAAAGTATTTTCATCTAGCCACCTTCAGTTTTTTGAATCTCACTTGTCCATCATCGATGAGCGAGACGACACTTTCGGCGATAACTTTATCTTTGAGTACAATCTGTACGGGTAGAAGTGTCCGCATCCCCGAACCTGATACCCTAGAGGCCACAAGGTCAGCAAAGCCTTGCATCAAAGGATCACCCAGAGCAGAAGTGCCGAGCATAATCTCACTTGTGCCCTTACCAACAGCGACATGAGTATCTTCGCGCGCTTTAACGATTCCGCCAATATCGAGCTTCGGTTTTGCTTCAGCAACAGCAGCAATCTGTACTGCGCCAAATGCCGTAGCCGCAGCGGCAGCTATCCCCGCGGCAACTGGACCAAGAGCCATCATTGATTTATATGCTTCCATCACCGCTTGAGCCGAGCTGGCAATTGTAGATAAATATTTTAGATTCCACTCGGAGACAGCAGCATTGTACTGTATCTTTTTAATTTCTTCTGCGGCATCCTCTTCAGCCTTAACTCTATCCATAGCAGCCGCAATTTCCGCTGCAGATTGTGTATTGTTTAATTCCATTGCGGTAGCATAAAGGCTAGTAAGCTGTTCCATCGTAAGCGAAGTATAATCTTCAACAGCTCTTTCCTTTTCCAGTTGTGCTTTAATCGAGGTGGCCTTTTCTATAGCCCCCATGCGTTCAAGAGCGTCATACATCGTCTGCAACTCGGCGGCGGTAGAACCATAGGATTCTTTCAATGCTTCAAGACGGCTTTCGACGACATCGATGGCGTTTTCAGTCTGTGCCGCAATCAAATTATTTAGGCCAGAAAATAGTTGAGAGAAAGAAAATAAAACGAATGAAGCATATTTCATAAACGTTAGCGCAGCATCATCTAGTTTTTGATCTTTGATCGCTTCAATAATCGCATTTATTTCTTTCAATCTATCGGCATCGTCAGCGAAAACAGTTTTTAATTCTTCCCATTCTTTTATCTGAATATCGAACGCTTCCTGCGAATTATAAGCGATTCGTTTATAAAGTGAATCAATTTCTTGACCAGCAGCGAATTTGCTTGTCTCATTCGCTATCATAAGGTTGATCTTTTGGACAGTAGCGCCAGCTTCATGTGCGGCGGTAACTTTATCAAGTAGAGATTTAAGAAAATCGCGCTTACTTTTATCACGCTCTTTTGATATAGATTCAATCAAATTCTGATAAACTACAGTATATTCATTCGCTGCTTGCCATGCAGCATAAGCACGAGTATATCTCTCCCCTTCAATCTGGCCTTGACGATCTCGTTCTTCTTCAGCCAACCTTCTTTTAGCTAAATTCGCCATCGCGTTGTAATAGTTTTCTTCGGCCTTTATTTTACGTGCAGCTAGTTGTTCTGCTAATTGTGCAGTGCCAGTAAGACCTGCTGAAATCTCATTTTGGAGTTTCTCGTTAGCAATATCTTCTGCAATGGTAATAGCCTCAGTCGCTTCTAATCTATTATTTATAAATCGTCTCTGGAATTCCTGTGCAATCTCTAATTTATCTTTTTGCTCAGTCTCATATATCGCAGTCTGTTCCTCGGCAAAACGCTGAAGTCTATTTGCCATCGCATTATAATGGTTTTCTTCGGTCTTGACTCTGCGTACTGCCATTTGCTCAGCAAGCTGCGCAGTGCCAGTAAGACCCGCTGAAATCTCATTCTGTAACTTTTTCTCAGCGGCATCTTCTTTTATTGTGATTTCTTCAGTTATTGCAAGGCGATTATTTATATATCGTCTCTGGAATCTCTGTGCTGTTTCTAACCTTTCTTGATTTTCTGTCTCATATATCCTAGTCTGCTCTGCTGCAAAACGCTGAGTTATATTCCACATCGCATTATAATGGTTTTCTTCAGTCTTAATTTTATTTTGCGCATTCTGTTCCGCGCGCTGTGCAGTACCAGTAAAACCATTTATTATTTCTTTTTGGAGTTTTTCATTAGCAGCTTCTTCTTTTATAGTGATTTCTTCAATAGCTGCTAATCTGTTATTTATAAATTCTTTTTGAAATCTTTGCGCGACCCCTCTTTTTTCTTCCTGTTCAACCTCAAATTTAATCGTTTGTTCTTTAGCGAAACGTTGGGTTAAATTCGCCATCGCATTGTAATAGTTTTGCCCTATTTTAATTCTATTTTGTGCATCCTGCTCTAAACGTTGCGCAGTACCAGTAAGACCAGCCGCAATCTCGTTCTGAAGTTTCTCATTGACAATATCTTCTTTTCTGGTAATTTCTTCCGTAGCTTCCAATCTGTTATTTATATATCGTCTTTGAATCCCCTGTGCTGCTTCTAACGCTTCCTGTTGTCCAATTTCAAAAATTCTAGTCTGCTCTGCTGCAAAACCCTGCGCTATATTCGCCATTGCCCGAGCATAATTCTGTTGTGTCCTAATTCTATTCTGAGTATCCTGCTCAAGACGTTGTGCAGTGCCGGATGAGCCGGCAGTAATATCATTCTGAAGTTTTGCCCACGCTGCATCTTCTTTTTTAGTAACTTCTTCAGTTGCTTCAAGGCGTTTAATATTGTATCTACGATGAGCTCTCTCTAAAGCCTCGGCTTCAGCTTTCTTTTTTTCAAGATATGCAGCTTCCCATGCAGCTACTTCTTGCTGTTGTGCAAGTATTCTGGCCGTTTCGGTGATAATAGCATCAACCATTTCTTTTGTGTTTGCAAGAAGATTTGCATTACGCGCCACCGCTGCAGCAAGCGCCTGATCCCCAATTTGTCCAGTAGCTACGTTTCCTGTATATCCTAACGCGATAAGATCATCAATCAACTTTTGATTTGCAGCATACTTAGCATCAGCAGCTTCCTGCTCAGTCATCACCCCTAATCTAACTTTAACATCGATCTGCGCGAGAGAATCTTCATAGGCTTTCTGCGCATCTTTGCGACCCCGGATCTGCGCGGCAATAGCATCGTCGGTCGCTTTCTTAGCGGCGGCTGCGGCCTCTGCCGCTGCTGTAGCAGTAGCCTTTGCGGCGTCGGCAGCTGCGGTCTCTGCGGTAACTTTTTCTCCTAGCTTGTCGACAAGCGCCTGCTGTGCAGCGATCGCTTTATCAAGATCGGCCAATTCTTCTTTCGATACAGTAGGATCATACTCCGCCATTTTTCTAGTGTATTTCAGATTATTAAGTATATTTGTTTGTATGAGCAACTTATCATTAAGGGTTGCCGTACCATCAGCAGTTTTTCTGAAAGCCTCGTTCAGCTTATTTGTCTCGGAGATGGAATCTATTATATGCCTAAAAAGATTTGTAATTGCATCCCGCAATGGATTTATTGTCTTCGCTATTGACTCTCCCATTACAGACATCAAATCTGACCACGCATTCTCGAAATTCTTAATCGAAACATCTGTTGAAGTTTTTAATGTTTGCGAAAACTCGCCATATTTGCTATTAAGAAGCCGTAACCCATCGCCATTCTTTAGTTGCTCGGCGGTTAATTCCTTAAGTCCGCTTATCTGCATGCCGAGTCTCCCAGCGGTTCCCTGGAAAGTCATATTTAACTGAGTCAACGCTGTATTTACATCCATGTCGAGAACGGCTGACATGCCAAGCGCTGTTTCCATCATCGTCTTGATCTGTTCATCGGTGCGACCATAAGCGGCGAGACGCGCAATCATAGCTTGTGTATCCGCCTCGGCAATTCCGGACAGCGAAGCGAATACTGGTACATAATCATCGAGCACGCGCTTTCCTTGCGCGGTTATAACAGCGGAAGCCGCCAAAGCGGCATTATATTTTAATAGCGCTGTCTCATCCCCACGATAAGCCTGTATCATTTTGTCGGCTGCGTCGTAAGCCATCTTAAAAGCAGCCGTAAGGCCAGCAGCGCCAAGAAGGCCTGTTAATTTTGAGGTATTTATACCGAGCTTATTCATGCTTTCGGTCGCTTGATTCATCGCCGATTGCAACGAGGTTGAATCCCCGGTTATTTTTACGGCCAACTCGTCAATTTCCATTCAGCACCTCATAAAAGGAATGACGGAATATCATCGTCTTCCTCGAATCTTCCAGGATCGATCTGTTCTAACCATGCTTGCCATATTTCCTCGGCGCTCTCTTTCTCCATCATCCCAGAGCCGATCTGCTCCTCTTGGACTCGCTGGACACTTCCTTCTGCCTGCAACTTTGGGAGCATCTTGATAAACGCATTTAGCCAGCGCATCGGCATATCTAGCCAAACCAGTGGATCGCCCGCCTTATAACGATCCTGTAATCTTGGAATTAAATCGCCATAATCTACTGGTTCTCTAAAGTCATCCCCTGAATCTTCTGCGTCGCCACGGTAAAAAAACAGGCGAGTACCTTCTGCTTTTTCTCAAACGTAATCCTCGCAGCTACATCATGCGGTATGCCAATGAGTATCGTTTTTACCATCTCAGTGAGATCATTCTCTAGCTTCTCGTATTCCTCATCTGTTAGATCAGCGCCAACTGTAATACGCTCGCCGATCGAACCATATTTCTTGAGGAATTTTGAATATTTCGTCAACCCCATGTCCTCATAATCGAGAAGCTCATAATCCTGGCCGAAGACAGTAACAATCTCATGTTCCGGCGCGAGATCGTCGATAATTAAAATCGGTTTCTTTGCCATAAACCCTCCTATACCAGGGGCTCGCGCCCCTGGTTAAATTATGCTTGCGGAGTTACCGCAATAGATTTTGCTACGCAGGAAACGCCATGGTTGTCTTTGAGATCAGCTGTTACTACAATAGTATGTGCAGCAGCAGTCAAAGAGCTAAACGTCAAAACAAGTGTCGGTGTTGCACCTGCTACACTTGGAGCATAGCTAGTTGGAGTAAGGATTGCATGCGAGCTATCCAGAATCACATAAACATTGGTAGCTGAAGCGTTAGCAATAGCCGCCGTTCCGCTTGCTTTGTTAAAGGTAAGAGTTATGATCTTAGCAGAAGCATCGCCAGCGCCAGAAGTCAGAGTAAGAGCGGTCAGGTTAGCCGAACCAGATTGCACCACTGTTGAAAAGAAACCCGCGATAAGAGCAGCCGATGCATTAGCATCATCCGTGCGAAGTTTATGCTCCCATGCGCCGGTCGATACTAGAGGATAGAATTCAGCCTTAAGACTTTTACGTCTCAAAGTTACAGACTCAGCTTTAGTGTCGTTTGCTTCATCTGGCGGTAGAAACACACCACTCAGAAGCCAAACATAGGTATAAACGCTCGATCCGGTGTGTTTTACCTTATAGCCAAGTGCGAGCGTCGGCGGCTGGTCGGTTTCGCTTTTAACGATACTACCTGCGGCGTACGTGTGTCCCATAATTTCCGCTTCAGCAGAAGGGCTCATATCGTTTAGCTCAACAGTAACATCAATCTTGCCAATCGCTGAATAAATGTGTTGTCTTGCATCATCATCCCCAGCCAACTTGGCGATAGAAGGATTCGGATTGACCGATATTTTCCCAAGCCCTGCGAGAGCTTTCACCGTTCCATAAGTAGCAGTCCCGCCCTTAACATCGCTACCAGGATTTTGAAGCGCGTAGACTAAATCTGAAGCTCCAAAAGCTGGTCTATTAGCATATGCCATAATTAACTCCTTATAATAAATCTTCGGCGCATAAAATACGCCTATATCTGCATGTCTTGTGTTTGACGTTCAAGTCCGCGTCAGGGACATCCGCTGAAAAATCGCAATTATAGAATAATCCTGCCATCACCGTATGAAGCGCCTCCGCAATCGCCGAGGTCGAGCCACCAGAAGTATATATGTCGAAAGTGAACACACTTTCAGCAGCAGTGGCGACATTGTCGAAATATCCAGTATCCGCATTATTCGCCTCAGTATAGATCAGACAAGGGAAGACTGTGATAGTACCGGGGTGCTGTGGTAAGAGATGCGTCGAATCGGTTATCGCTGCCATTAGTGGCGTGTCCGCTTTGAGCTTTCCTACAAGCCATGATTTGATCGTCATGTCTCGCTCTCCACATCTTCAGGTTTTTTCACCACTTGCTTGAGTTTCTCTTTTATCCACTCTTTATTGCGCTCGACAGCCGGGATCATAAATGGCCGCTCTGCCATTTTCGATGTGCCAAACTCAAGGTCGGTTGCGTATTCAACATTCGTACCTACATAACCAGCGATCTCTTCGCCCTCTGTTTCCACGCGATGCGTAATCGATGCCCTAAGTCTCCCGGTATCTACCGCAGGCGGTTCACCCGGTGCGCTCGGACCGTTCGGTGTGAAGTGCGTTTTAATGTCAGTTTCCAATTTAATACAGCAAGTATTGATGGCCTTCTTCATATCAGTGTCGAGCTTTTCGGCTCTCTCGCGGAATTTGTTTTGCAATGCGGCAATTTGTGCCTCAAAATCGTTCATTTCGATCATCCGCCGCCTCCCTGCACTGGTACAAGGATCACTTCAGTATGCGAAGGCCAAACATTTACCGCTACGATGTCGTATTTCACATCTCCATCATAAAGCCTTCTGCCACGTATTAAATCAGGATCATTGTCGCAAAGGAATAATTTAGCATCAGCAGCTCGTCCTGAAATTCCCCAAGCAGTGATCTCTTGCTCAGTAAGACTCTTCGGTTGGAAATTACCTTGCCTATTCTGGACGCCACCATCCAAGACCGGATATATGTCAGTAACAAGAACGCCAGCATAAGTAACAGCATGCACGAATAACCATGTTTTTATAGGATTATTCTCGGCATCGTAGGTAATAACCGCCTCATAGAGATCAAGGCTCTTGTTCTTAATCATGCCGCATACCTCTTATAGCTACTCAGGGCTCGTTTTATGTCAGCATTGAGAAAACTTGTGCTCTCCGTAAAACTATACGAGACTCCGCCTTCACTCATAGAGGAAAGCCCATCCGCTCCCTTCTGAATCGCGTTGTATCGTAAGCACACAGCGGCTTTTGCAATAGCCTGTAGATCAATCGGTAGCGAATCGCTAGCGCCTGCCACATAATGCGGCGTCTCAGGCGGTGTCGTCGTGTCATCTGGTAGATAGTACCCTGCGATATAAGTTACAAGTATATCACGATCGCCTTCATAACTGTCAGGCACAAGCCCGCGCTTTATCGTCTTCCCATACCAACCTTGCGGCCGATAGAGCCTACCAATAGCAGCATCAGCATCGCTCATGTAATAGTTCAAATCCAGTGTTAACTCAAGATCACCAAGTTTCACACTTATAATACTCTGGATAGGCCACTGTTTGAGATATAGATATAACTGCCCGTTGACGGCATAAGGCTCAGACGTATAAGTCGATCGCTTAAATACTCTTCCAGTATAAGTGCAAATTTCGGCGCTTGCTTCATTTATAAGCGACTCTAAGAGAGAATCTTTCGACGTATCACTTATACCGAGCAGCAGTTTGACACTCGTAAGAGTACATAATCCGTCAACGGCCGCCATATTTATCTCCCGTAAACCGTGGAGCTATCGGAATCCACGTCCTTATCAAAGAGCACAATCTCGCATGAGAGCTGATTCTTTGGGCTTGAACCGTCCACATAGGTCGTATCTTCGACGATGAGAATGTAGCGGTTAGCACCAGAAAGGTCGACCATATACTGCGATATTCCCGCAGTTTTGATATTCTTCGCGGTCTCAAGGATTGCATAATCAGCCGCAGTGCTGCCGTTTGAAGCGGTGTCGTCCTGAACCTTGAGGGCAGCAGAGGCGCTCGTTGGAGAGCCAGATGAAGCCTCATACGAGAAAATAACCAGCGCGGAATTGTAGCCCATGCGGTCTACTACTGCGCCAGTTATAGCCGTGCCGTCGGATAGTGTCGAGGGAAAGCCCTTCGCTGCGGTCAATCGGCCTTGTCTATTTACTATGCTCATATTTTACTCCTTATATGCGCTATCAAGATACTGAGAAAGTCCCATGCACGAAGGCTTTCGGCTGCTTCACCGCAAAATCAAGTTCGGCAAGAATTTTGATCACGGTCTCATCCCGCTGGAAAGCAGAATAAGTCGTAGAACCAGAAACATATGTTGCCTCTTTTGACATTTGCAGCTCCATATCATGGCCTACACCCCAGAGGAAGTACCACCAGTCAGCAAGGAAAAGGTCAGCATAGTCAGTAGTAGTGTTCGTATAGCTAGAAAGGGTGGTATCGATGAAGGGTATCCCCTCAAGCGTTTTATCCTTCGTCATTTCCTCGCGGTAATGATATGCCCCGACCGAAGTTTTCAAATTCTTGATCCAGCTTTTCATCATTGGACTCATAACCCAGAACGGTTTAAGCATCTTTACGTTCGCCTGTTCAAGAAGGGAAACCATAGCGACAATATAATCAGCAGAAATCGCAGTCGCAGAGCTTCCGAGCGTTTGTATACCGGACTGGAGAGTTATGCCCTTCGGCTGATACGCCGTACCAGTTCCATACAAAGCAGCGGTGTTGATCGCCTCGGCGAATACTTCTTGCAAGTTCGCAGCTATAATTCCCTGTACCGCAGCAGGGGAATAGCGTAGGAGGGAGTTGGAGATCGGCACATAGGCTGAACCTTTTTTCGCGGAGAGCTTGACCTCATCGAAGGTCATGCCAGTTTTATCATTAACTGGATTCTCCGCGCCCCAAGTGAACGATGCCGAGGAAGCACCACGCCCGAAGTCGAGTGAGCCATTTGGCATCGGATATTTCGTCAAGCCTATCTTATCCAGAAAAGTATTCGCATAGAGTGGATCGATAAATTCACTTGATAGCATTTGAGGAATTAAGAATCCACCAGTCGAGGGAACACCCGCTTCCATACCCTTCTGGATATAGCCATGCAGTTCCTTGTCTCCCTCAAACATCTTTTTCGCGGATGCAAGCATCCTATCAGGCTCGCATTGCCCGAAAGCCGCCACGATAATCAGCCTTGAGAGCTTCTCGATAGGGGAGAGTGGTTTTATTCCTGCTGCTTCCTCGCGCTTCTTATTGGCCTCGTAAACTTCTTGAAATTCAGCTCGGAGGGCAGTTTTATGTTCCTCCTCCTTCGCTTTGTCTGCCGCTGCCTTCTCGGCAAGAGCAGCCTCGACAGCAGCCTTAGAGCCGTCGTCGATCATCTTTTTCAGTTCAACATCTGTTAGTTGCATATCTATCTCCTTAATTTATTTTGCCGTTCTTCGGCTCGTCAAACTCATATACATGGGTGTCGACGATTTCAATTATGCCCTCGGCGTTCTTCGCTTCCGGCGTATTCCCTTTTGGCTCCGCTTCTTGCGGCTTTTCATCCTGCAAACCTTCGTCTTGGTCAATATCGCCCACAAGTATTGTATACTCTGCGCGTGCCTCGTCAAGGATCCTGTTGCACTCATCCAGTTTACCGCGTATCGTATGCAATGACGCAAGCGACGCCGCGGATAATCTCCGCCCGGACTTCATAGACTTCTCAACAACCGCACACAGTTTTTCGTCCACTTTTGCGCCTCGCATGATCGCCACTGCGTTCACGTTAGAAGGCACTGGTACGATAGAAAGCTCCATTAACTCCTGCTCAAGGAATTTTCGCCCTGTCCATTTACCATCTGCATCGAGAATCGGTTCTACTTTTAATCCCCGAAATCCTACAGAAACAGCGTTCAATAATCCGAGCTTCGCAAGATTATAGACTGAATCCACGAAGAGCGCATGCTCCGAAGGCTCCCCCGTGGAAACTTCCTCTACCCGTGGAAACTGCACATCGATAATAAGCTGTTTTCCAATAGGATCAATTATAACGTTTTTTGCTTTCCCCACTGGAAGTTTATCATAGTTATGCCCATAAAGCACGATAGGATTTTTTAGATAGTTTTCTACTCTCCACCCCGTAGAAATTACAATATCACCGTCCCGATCGAGCGATTCGTCCGACGCAACGAATCGTATTACCCTGTTTTCTTGTATCGTCGCTTTTACTGTTAGCGTTTTTATTTCATTCATATCATGCCTCATAAGATGCAACCAAATAGCTGATAATCGCATCATCACCTGGATTTTCACTAAAAGTAAAATCAATAAAATCTTCACCAGCTTCAGCAGTAACACCCGTAACATTTGCAGTACCATCATCGAGAATCGCCCAGGTAATTTTATCACCAACTTTTACGCCGCTTACTGATATTCGGATTGCATCGCCAAGCGCAGCATTATTAGCAGATACTTGGTATTTGCTTCCTGTAGTATGGCCTATCGTATCAGCATCATGTAGATTAAATTTAGCCTTAATATCGTTAAGCGCCGTTATTGCACCGGCCAATGTCGTAACTTCTGCGCTTGAAATAAGAGGATTACCTTCTCCAACATCAGCTTGATGGAATTCTGGCGTTTCAGATGCGGCATCTATATCATGGAGCGTATATTTTGCCGTAATATCATTCACTCGCGCCAAAAGTGTAGTAAGGTCAATAGGCGCTTCCTCTGATACAAGTTGCGCAGCCTCATGAAGTGCCTTATGCTCTCCTGGCGTTTCCCCTACTGTTATATCCGCCACATGGTCAGAATATTTGGTCAAAATTTCAGTACATAAGTCTATAGCCGAAGCAAGCCCCGCGATATTCTGATCAGTATTAGTAGTTTTCCCTGCTTCCATCGCTAAAATTTTTAGAGTGAGAGCATCTTGCTTGCCGTTGAAGGTTGACCAGTCTTCCTTTTTGAGGTATCCATCGGCAAGAGCCGTCGCAGCAGAAAGCGCATCCTGCTTACTATTAAAGGTTGACCAGTCCTCTTTCTTGAGGTATCCATCGGTATCAGCGCTAGCGGCCGAAAGTGCATCCTGTTTCCCAGCAAAAGTAGCAAAATCTTCATGCTTCAAATATCCATCCAAAACAGCCGTGGCGGCTTGGAATTTACTATAAAGTTCAGTAAACATATTGTTAAGCGCCGCGCGGATTACCGAGCCAGCATCGCCGTTATTCAACGTTTCTTTCGCCATATTTTACTCCTTAGTCATGCCATACAACATCATCGTCCCAAGTGTCATTATCATACCAGATATACCTAATACCTGCATATCCTAGCAAATCTGTCGATTCTAATAGCGATCTATCCGCAGCCAGCGGAGCAGTATTCTCTCCTACATTCATTACACGCCCCCAATATAAAGAATCGCCGACCCCGAAGCTAGTTGCACCGAGGCAAATTTCCCAAAAAGCGAGAAGTTCGCCCCGAACGCTAGCCCGTCCAACGATCCTGTTATGGGCGCGGATGAATCAGCGACAATCTCTGTTACTACGCTATCCGATAGGAATTTTATCACTGCAAAGCACGTTCCCGCGGCGGCGGTATGCTTCGCCGTGTCGGAAATAACCACCATCCCAGCTTGACCCATCGATGCTTGCAGGATATCAGCCTGGTTGATAATACTCTCATCATTTTTAAGTAACTCGCCACTCGCTGGCATTTGTCCGTTTATCATTTTTCTACTCCTCGATCACAGGAATTACAGTACATCTGCAATTTATATTATTACCCGGGTCATTCCCCCCGCCAGGGTACTGTAGTAATTCTCCCCCAACGTTAAAGTCCTCATCTATCCCTACTGTCTGCCCGTCGGCCTCGGCATGAGCATCTCGCGTTCGGTCGTCCTTTGTAGATAACCATTCTTTTCGCTTCACGCCTTCACCGCGATATGTCTCAAACTGCCCAAAGTTCACGCTCGCCATCGTTTCAGTTCTCGCAATAGTCGTTGCGCGTCCCTCTGAAAGATCACCAAAAACATCCTTCGCACCGGCCATAATCCGCTCGGTGATCTTCGGTATCGATTCGCCCGATTGTATCCCCTCACTGATACTTTCACGCAATCCAAGAATCGCATCTTTCGTTGTGCCATTGATGATCTTCGCTTTCGCAAGTCCTACCGTGTCAACCCATGCGTTGAATGCTGGATTGTAAAGCGTAAAATCGATCCCCCCGCCGAGAAGTTCCTGCGCCAACTCAAAGCCCGATCGCATCGAAGCTAACCATGCAGGGGCAAGGCCGGATTTTACCGCCATATCTGCCGATTTATTAAATACTTTTTGACAAGTTCGTTCAATCGCGCCCTCAAAATCCCTACTGTTTCCGATCTCCGAACCTAAAGTCTCTCTGAATTTCTTATCTTGCGCTGAAGCTATTTTCCGTACCGCACGCATGAAGAAAGGCTCTCCGGACATAGCCTTCGCATCAAATATTTTCCAAATTGCCATTTTCTGCTCAGCCGTAAAATTGCCTTTGTTTCCCTTAACAATGGAAAATTCTAGCATTTTAGCCGGCAGTTCTTCTGTCTCTTCTTCTTCTTGTATTTCTATCTTCTCTCCAGGCTTAACCTCAGTCAGCGAGAATGGGATCACATAGACATTATCTTTCCCCTCGTCCACCGGGTAGCCCATTGCCCTCCGCCACTCAGCACGGGTCAACATCCCACGGCTTGCGCCTTCGTTGACCTTCTGGAGCTTAAATGCTTCATCTTCAGGAGTAATATTCTTATGCCGATAAATAAGCCGGTCATCGTAGTCGCTCGCAATAAGCTGTCTCGTGATCGTCGCATCGAGAGCAGCGAGCTCTGGCGCTAGAACGTTCTTAGTGAGGAGATAAAAAGCCGCGTCGATCGTCGAGCGGTTCGAGTTCTCAAGTATCCCTGCTATCTCCGGTGGTAACTGTTCATGCTGGTTCGCCATGTCCCGAATAAATTTCCTTGACTCGACAAAATCCATCTCTCGCGCTGAATCCGAGAGTCTCTCAATCTTCGCACCTTCCCACGTAAGGAACGCCGGGGCTCTCGCTCTCAAGAAGCTCCCAACCCTCTCGAACCAAGACTGCTTTAGCTGATCTACTTCATCTTTCGTTGCCCCAGGCGCATGTATCGCAATCGGCGGGGTTGCATCATTGTAAAAGTAATTCTTCTGGTATTTCGCCGCAAGTTCATCCGATTCATACTCATCGAGCATGTTCTCTGATCTACCACGCCCGCGAGAATATGGATCAGCGACATTCGGATTTTTGAACCAAACAATATCTTCAGGTGCAGCCTTTATTGAAGCACCACCGGCCACGCCGTAAGGAATAAACAAAAAGTATGGCGAGCGATAACTCGGCGTCTCAAGACACCAGCTCTTCGGCATGATGTAGAGCGCTTCGATCTTTGAGCCGTTGCGGATTTTCCACCAATACGCCTCGCCCGTTACCCGCTTGTAAACATACGTCAGGTACATGAGCACCGAACCGTCTATCTCTGGATATGCTGGACAAGGCTCAAGCAAGAGATCGATCGCTGGATGGCTCTTTATCGGCTCTGCCTCTTCAGGGGACTCTTCCCACGCCTCTTTATTATAGAGCGCCCACGGAGCGCCTGCGATATGTTGCGCCTTTATATCGATTGCATCCATCCGAGGCGAGCTATGATAAAGTTCCAGTAGTGATGCGACGTTCGCTTCAGGAGCTTGCGTCCAAAGTTTTACTAACCCCCTTTTGTCAAACTCGGCACGCCGCTTTATAGCCATTTATTTCCTCGGTTTTTTTGCTACTTTCTTTTCGGGCGCTATAAAAGGCTTCACCTCTGGCGCAACTGCGGGCTTTACTTCCTGCACGATCTTTGGCTTATTCACAACTTCATACTGCTTATCATGACATTCTACACATTTACCATCGTCGTAGTTAAAATGCCTGCCGCAAACCGATCTTCCACACTGCCTACATTTCAAAACGCTAGGATACCCACAAATATAACAGCTCATATTCACTCCTATAATATCTCAAACCTCTGCTTTCGCATTACTGGTTCTACCGCATATCGTAATGCATCAATGTAATGATTGTACATATCTATAGGGATCGGTAATACGTCTCCCGTAATCCTATCAGTCTTATACGAATACAACCGCATCTCCTCGATAGTTTGCCGACATCTCGGATGAATTACAATAGTATCAAATGAGCGCAAGAAAGCAATACCGTCTTCAATCGATCCTCTCCCTTTTGTCGACGGGATTATATTGTAGCCCTGCCGCCGCAAGAAAGAGATCGTTTCAGGCCGTGAGTTATCGCCGCGTGTCGGCCAATTCTTATATGGCAATATCTGATCCAATAATAGACCTGTTTCGTCTATCTCGACGCCATGACCGCCGGCTTCTTTGTCGACATATAACTTGCCGTCGCGAATAAAGCAGCGCACAATCGCAGTCGGATCAGTCGCGAATCCCCAGTCTGCGCCACAATAGAATTGCGCATCTGCCGGAGTCTCGAAATCCTCGATTGTCCATTTGCCATGGAAGATCTGGCTCACTGCGAGCTTTCTCAGCTCACCTTCCCAAATATGCATATATAAATCAGGGTCAACCGCACGGTCATGCTCCATCTCTTTGCGCAGAACCTCGGGAAACCACGGATTATCTGCCCATGTAACTTTTTTGACAAAAGCATTCTCCGGCTTATTCTTTACGAACCTACGATATGCCGGATCACTCTCTTGTTCGGGGTTGAACGATACCCATATCTCAGAGCTTTCTTTTCTAATCGTAGGAATGAGGATCTCCCACGATTCTTCTGAGACAATCCCTGCCTCCTCAACCCAGCAATAGTCGATTCCTTCTAATGACCGAATCGAGTTTATATTCCTATGTAGCCCAGTAAATACAAACTCAGAGCCATTGAGACAATTTATTCCCGTTCTTGTAAGACTGAATATTTTACTATAGCCGTATTTATCGATAAGATCAGAGATCAATTTATAGACAGAATCCTCGATTGAGTTCTGATACTCACGCGTGCAAAGAATGCGCCGCCGCTTGCTTATCGCTAACTCAATGAGTGCAGTCGCGAACGCCCATGATTTACCAGATCCACGCCCACCATAGTATACTTTATACCGCCAATTCTCTGAGATAAGCGGCTTGAATACTATCGGCGACGCTTCATTCATGCTTTGACTCCACATATCGAATCGTTATCTCTTCAGGGAACAACTCCTGCCCAGCAAGCCCCGCTATTCTACTACCTTCCGTTGTCTCCCTGATTTCTTTTATCAATGCAATCTTCGCTGAATCTGACCCTTTCGCTAATATTTGCGTAACAACCTGCTCTAATAGTTCAAGCCCTGTTGCGGGCTTTCCATCGATAACCACTTTCGTTTTCTTAGCAAGCAGCCGTGCATACATCTCTGAAATAGCAGCTTTCTCTCGCCT